TTAAAGAGAAGGCTTTGAAAAATGCTATCGTCGAATCTATTCAAGAGGTCGAAGATCCCGAAAGACGAAACCAGATCCGTAACAGAATTGAGGAGGCGCTAGTCAAGGATTTAAAGATAGACTTAGGACTCCATTACTTTGAGCAATTAGCTGCACGCCTACGGAGAATCTTCACAGCAAGCGACGAAAAGGTTCCCACCTTCTTCCCTATATTCGACGAGTTCATCAATGGAGGCTTTCCTCCTTTTACACTTTCAATCATAACTGCTAAGATTCATGGCGGCAAGAGTAATACAATGGCTAACTTCGCAGCAAGGCAAGTTGTGGCTGGATTCAATCCAGTAGTCATCTCATTGGAAATGGGCGAGGATGCGTTTGCTCAGAGGTTTGATGGTATCTACTCATGTTTAGATGTCAATCGAATGTATGTCAATACAGCTAACCAGCGAAGACTATTTGAGAAGTTAAGGGAGATCAAGGCAACGGAGAACAGAGGAGAGCTATTTATTAAGCAGTTCCCAACGGGCGAGGCATCAGTCCTTGACTTTAAGATATATCTTCGTGAGTTGATTATGCGAGACGTTCAACCGAGTATCCTGTATGTCGATTACATCAACTTAATGAAAACAGCTTTCAAGGTAGAGCAAAATATGTACTCTACTGTCAAGAGGATAGCAGAAGAATTGAGAGCATTGTCTTTTGAGTTCAAGATCCCTGTGGTATCAGTTTCTCAGATCAATAGAGAGGGATCGTTTGCTAACTTCCAGTCATTAGATCTAAACTTCATTGCAGAGAGTCTTGGTGTTCCTGCTACGGCTGACTTCATGGCTATATTAGGCACCGATGAGGATAGTATGATTTATGAGAATGAGATCCTCTATAAGATAACAAAGAATAGACTAGGTGGTAGAGTAGGACAATTTGATAAATTTTACTTTGACGCCAGGAGTTTAAAGATGTATGATAGTTGTGAAGAAGATGAGTGGATAGCTGACGCCGAAGTTTCTGGTGACGATAGAACATCCATTGATCATGATGCTATCGACGAGGAAAGAGGCGATAACAATAGAGGAGGAAGGAGAAGACGGTCATGATGAACTTGATTGACTATGTGAAAAAATTTTATACGAAAAGATTTGGAACTAATTTATATTCTGAGGCTCAAGCGGAAATAATAAGAGAATTCGAAGAAGAGACTCAATTAATGGAGGGATCTGTTCAAGGTCAGATAGAAGGAGATATACTAGTTGGGCCATCTTATAGAGGACTTGGTATAGTTGGGCCATCTTATAGTAGTTCTTCTATTAGTCCTGCTGCTAGTGGTGGTAGGGTTACTGCAAAAGTAGGACTCAATAAACTTGGTATGCCTTATTTTGAATCACTCGAAAGAAGGTTTGATATAGAAGAGGAAGAGTTCTTCAAAAAAGAAGAATTCGATATTGAGGAGTAAAATAAAAAGACTATAAGCCGATGGACTAAGGAAGTCATAAGGGCTTGAGGAGGTCGTATGTTTAAGAATGTATATTATGATACTAGAAGAAGTGAAATGCACCTATGGGAGCAGATCAACGGAGAAGACTTAGAAACTACAATACCCTGGACGCCATATGTTTATATGCCATCCAAGCAGTCAAAAATCAAAACCATTTTCGGAAAACCAGTCTACAGGAAAACTTTCGATACTTACTTTGACTATCACAAGTTTCAGAAGGAACATAACGCTAGTCATTTGTACGAAAACAGAGTGAGATTCGAAATTCAGTTCCTTGCCGAGAGGTATCACGGCATTCCCGACGAAGAAATCTATGTCCCTAAACTTTTAACCTACTATTTGGATATTGAAGTACATGCTCCAGCAGGGTTTCCAGACCCGAAGGATGCCGCTGACGTGGTGACTCTCATATCTGTGAGGAATGGTAAGACTGGTCATACATATTCCTTTGGATATAATCCATCGATGACTCACTTTGTTGACCTAGATGGTATCTATACTGGAGACATGGCAGAAAATGTTACCTACGTCCACTGTGATACAGAAAAAGACCTGTTAATAAAGTTTTTTGATTGGATTAAAAAGAATCCCTGTGATGTTATCAGTGGTTGGAACATTTGGGCGTTCGATTTACCATACATAATCAATCGATCAGTGAATGTCTTTGGCGCTCAAGAGGGTAAAGCTCTCTATAACAAGTTATCGAGGAATGGAGTAGTCAGTGTTTGGAAGCAAAAGATGTCAGATGAGATTAACATCGACATGGGTGGTGTTTGTATCCTTGACTACTACAATGTTTATAAGTGGTATGGCTCTAAACGTGAGCGGTATACTCTTGAGTACATTTCTCAGTGTGAGTTAGGAGAAGGGAAGCTTGACTACTCTCAATATAAGAACCTTGGAGAGCTAATGGAGAAAAATTGGGATCTCTATGTTGACTACAATGTGGTTGACTGCGAGAGAGTCCATGACCTGGAGAATAAGTTAGGCTATATTCGAATGGTTCAAGGCTTGAGTCTCCTTTGCAAGTCTCCTATGAAGTACTACAATGCTCAGACTCAGCTAATCGAGGGACTGATGCTAACGTACTATAGGAGAAACAACCTTTGCGCTCCTCATCATTTCGGTGGTGAACAGGAACATTTCAGAGCAGCATACGTTAAGACTCCACAAGTCGGATTGCATGAGTGGGTGGTGGACGTTGACATCACTAGTAGTTATCCATCTCATATTATCACCTTGAATATGTCCCTGGAAACTTTTGTAGGAAAGGTCACTGGTCGTGATATTAAAGAGATTGAAATTATCAAGAGTTGCCGAAGAAGAGAATTCAAACCCTTCACAATGATGAAGGAAGATAAAGGTGACTGGAAGCATGTCGAGATGGAGGGAGATAAACTTGACAAGTTCAATCTTGCTCTGGATAGAGGACTGTTAGCTGTTGCTCCTAATGGTGCCGTATTCTCGACTAAGAAACGTGGAGTCGTGGCAGATGTAGAGAAGGCTGTATTCTTTAAAAGAAAAGAAGTAAAAGGAATGAGAGACAAGCATGGTCATTTGGCTAACGAGACAACAGGAGCAGAACAAAAGGAGCATAAAGAGCGTGAGAAGGAATATGACTCTTTACAGTTGGCTCTCAAGATTATGATGAATGCTTTCTTTGGTATTCTCAGCGTTCCCTATTCCAGGTACTTCAATGTCCATATAGCAGAGGCGATCACCTTTGGAGGTAGGCATACTATTTTAAAAGGTCAGGACTTCTGTAATGACCTTTTAAATGACCCTAATCAAGATCTACTAGGTCTTTTTGCTAATCAGAAACCTGGAGGAGTCAATAGCGAGAGAAAGGACTATGTAAAATATATCGATACTGACTCATTATTTGTTGGGTTAGGTGAGTGGATAGTTGATCAAGGATACGGAGACTTCTGGTATCCTCTTCCTGATGAGGATAAAATAGAATGGATACAAGCTATCTCTGGAGTTATGGAAAGCTATATCGATGATCGTGTATTCCATGAAGTACAACTAGGTGACTACAATTCTCAGGTACATGATTTCAAGATCGGATTCAAGCAAGAGATCATTGCCAAGTCTGCCCTGTTCGTGAAGAAGAAGAAGTACTCGTATTACCTAGTCAATAAAGAAGGTGTTCCAAAGGATGAACTAAAGACTACAGGATTGGAGATCGTCCGAAGCGATAGCTCTGAGGCAATCAGACCGAGATTGAAGAATATAATGGAGATGATTGTCAAGCAGCAAGAAGATGACGATATAGCTGCACAGATCCGCAAGTACCGAAAGGAACTTATGAATATGAGTCCTGCCGAACTAGCAGCTAACGTAGGCATTAACAATATTCGAAAGTACATCCGTAAGGATAAAAGCTCATTTGATATAGGTCAAGAGGAAGAAGAGAAGCCGAAGAAAGGCACACCTTGGCATGTCAAAGGAGTCTATAATTACAGGAAACTTCTGGAGCATCTTGACATCCAGCATAAATACGAGGATATTTATGAGGGAATAAAAGCAAAGGTGATTTATGTCAAAAAGAATGCCTTTGGTGTTGATATGATTACATTCCAGGAGTGGCCTAGCGAATTTGACGATCTGATTCAATATGATTATGAAACCATGATCGAGAAGTTTTTTGTCAATAAAATTAGAACCTTATTGAAACCTTTGGATAAGGAATATATTGTTGATCGAGACGATAGCAGATTGAAGGCTTTTTTCTAGGAAATAAAGTGCCGCAAATTGCGGTAAACTGACAAAATTTGTCACCTTTTTTACATACCCATGTTAGTAAGTCACTGATTTTATTACAAGCGACTTTTGGCATGGGTATTGCTATATAGTATGGCATGGTTAAAACAATAACAAAAAGGAATTCTAACATGGACGTTGCCGAATTTGTTAGTTCTGATGAGTGTATACCGTCTTATCTGGACGATGACCTTTTTAATATAGACGATACCGACGATGACGAGTCTATGGATGAGTGGTTAGAAAGACTTCACGCTAACGTGGTTTGCTAATAAAAACAAGGAGTTATTATGGATCGCAGATTAGAGAGAAAACTTAAAAGAATCGAGACGTTACAAGAAGAAGCTAACGATATTGCCGTGGACATCGTTATTAAAGAAGCCAGAAGAATCCTCAATGAAGACGGTGACTTATTCGAATTCATCATGGCAATGGGAGCTTGTTTCTTTACCATTAAAGAGGGTGGTCGATATGATACCAATGATATGACCGATGACGAATACGAAGACTGGTGCGAGTCCGATGATTATATCAATGTTCACAATGGGATTGCCGAAAATGCCCACCATCAACACGATTTTTTCAAATTGGTTGACGAATTGGATGAGAATTTTGGCGTAACTGGCTATCCTGTTAGATTTACTGCGAATTCCGAGCGGGTTCATGATTGGGGTGATACGATAAAAGATCCAGTAATTTATGTTCAAAGATGCAAATAATCCTTGACATTGTATATTATCTAAGATATAATGGTATTATAAACAATCAAACAGGGAGAAAAAATGGAATTCAGCGACATCAAAATCAAAACCGACGATACCTGGAAAGTGAAACTTTTCAAACTTTTTATCACTCTGGCTGTTGCTACTTTTGCTTGGTACATCAAAATTAAAACTTCATAGGAGCAAGGTAAATGGAATCATTTAATACCAATAGTAAAGACTTAGGATTCAACAATGTACGGACTTTAGGAGAAGCAAAAGCGAAGCTAGATGAGCTTAAAGTTCCCTATATCAATGCTGTACAGAATAAACTCTATGAAGGCGTTAAGCATGGTATAGAGCGATACTCAGATGGAATTCACATCTACTTCATTGACTTATACGGAAGAGAACTTGCTTACTATACTCCGATCACAAAGACAATGATGATTTTCGCTAAACCTAGAGTAGTCGGCATTCCACAAAAACTGGTATCAGTACCTTTGCCGAGATTTGTATGAAAAAACTATATTGTCCAGAATGCTTAGAATACTTGGAAAGTTCCAGCGGAGAACTGGTTGATTGTATCTGCGGCTGGAAACAACCAGAAAACGAAGAAGAAGAAGGAGAAGAATAAAATGGGTTGGACTTATTTTGAAAAACCGTCAAACGTGACTGAGTGGTTTAAAGATCATCTAACCTGGGAATCTGATACCAGGAAAATCACTTGCCTCAAAACTGCCATCAAATTCAAAGAGGCTTATGCTGCTGTGGAAGTCATCGTTAAAGAAACTGGTCATCGGTATGTCTTTGCTGCTGCCTACATGCTGAATTATACCAGAGAGTCCTACTACAATTTCGGCTACAAGGATATGGACGAGACTTATGGGCCAAATATAGCTAACTGCCCTGCGTCCATTCTCGACCTTCTGACGCCTGTTGACGAGCATCCTATATCCGATGAGTCAAAGGAATGGGCCAAAAAATGGCGTGAGAGTTGTCGCAAAAACCTGAATGTTCCTAAAATCAAGTTCGGTGAGAAGATTGAATTTCATATGGCTCCTTATGGAATGCCTGACAAGTGCAGAGTCTTTACTAAGGTGAGGCATGGACGCCAAAGAAACGTTTTCAAGGCTGCTAGTGGCTATCTCATTCGCTTACGGAAGTCAACCTTAACTTCTTACGGTTACAAATTACTGGAGGCATAATGATAGATCTAAATAGAGTCATAAAAGTCGATGGAGTAAATTTTGAGGATCGCCAGAGAGCTATAGACGAGCGTTATGACTCTCTCATGAAGAAAGCCAATATCGGCATCGTTATTTCTCTCTCTGTTTTCTTCGGCGGCATCGCAATGATAATCTTTGGAGGGTAATATGAAATACAGAATCAAATTAGTCAAGGTGACATCTCCAAGTACGGAGCGACCTGTTGCTCATTGGGATATTGAGAAGGTAGTAGTAAAGCCTTCAACGAAAACCATTAAAGTGAAGTTCTTCCCGACCTGGACGACCATTAAGGAAGCACTCAGAAACGATATATTCAGGAGCTAAAATGAAACCCTTAAAACTTACTCATACCAGAAAAGCACTAGAGGAATTCGATACATTTCATAGCAAGTGGGTTGCTCTGTGGGATAACCACTTACAGCGCATCAGCAATCGTCGAGCTTTGTTTCTCCTGAGACTTCATGATGAGGCTGAAATGAATGTCCGAATAGCTTTCCATAAAGACACCGATGATAGGAATTGCTTAGAGAATTGCAAGCTAGTAGGGCTTTCCTGGCTTCGTGAGATGATAGCAAAGGAGGACTAAATGGTAAACGTTAAAATTACTCCCGATACTTGGTTGACTAAATGGCAGCAAGAAGAACTTCAAGAGTGCATCATAGGTATGACTGCCGATGGAGAATGGGATGGTGAGTGCTGGCAGTTAGTATGCGAGGAAGAAGAACTTGATCTGTTTAAAGATCTTATCGACCTTGATTGGGTAGACATCGAAGTCTATGACTATGACGAAAAGGAGATGATATAATGTGCGAACTAACTGCTGACTGTGGATGCTTTAATCCGAATTATGGCTTTGACTGTGTATGTGAATGGGTTGAAGATCATCCTGGAGACATCGAATTTACCTGTGAGTTTTGTGGCCTGTACGTTGCTGGTGAGGCACGCTGCAATAAATGTCAAGTTGATGATCCATACTTACGATAAAAAAGAAGGGAGAGTCCTCGTCAAAAACTCTCCCTTCACCTCATGGGATTACGGGCTTCCTCTTAACCACGTTTCCCTTTCCTCACTACTACTTATAAAACTTTAACTACCTTGATCCATTTTTTCTTTACCGAATGCTTTAAATCCCATATAAGCAGTAATGACTCCTCCACATACGAAGTATGACCATGTTATGGGTTCCTGGAGTACTGATAGTTTTGATTCTGGAATTGTGTAGAAGAGAAGTAAAGTCTCTATGATCATCCAGATTCCAGCGGCTATCGCTAGTCTTCTTCTACT